TCGTAAGTCCAAGCTCTGCGCTCGGTTCTTTCTATGGTAATGAGATATGTTTTCATGACTCTTCCTCGTCGAATTGTGTTTGAACTGGATAGATCAATCCGCCGCAGCTAGGGCTGTACCACCACTTGCTTTCCCCGGGCGTGTGCTCTGGCAGCTCGAATTCTGTGCCGCACTCTGTGTGCCATAGGTGGGAGAAGATATTGTCTTGCGTCCACTCGCAGTCAAGCGGGGCTATCTCATCTCCGAACATGCTATGGCGCTCGTAGTTGCCAGCTTCGAACTTGTCGTGGGGTACCTCAGTAGTATGCGTCGCAGTCACGGGTTCTCTCCTTGTCTGATTCGATCAGGTGAATAGCAGCCTCGATCTTGAACGGGTAATCCCCGGAGGCTACGCTGTTGATGTTGTCGGTGGCGAATGCGATAGCTGTCTCAAGCGTGTCCATCTCATCCGTCTCGTACATTGCGGCAGGAACGATCCAATCCCACTCCTTACGCTGGTTAGTCTGGTCGTATCGGTAGTGCCAGCTAATGACAAACCGACCGACTTGCATCTCAACCTTAGTTCCTACTGGCATCTTCATTACCATCCTCCTTTGATGTTTACTTCAGCCCAAGCTGGGATATGCACAACGTCTCCATTCTCATCAGTACAGTATGAATACATACCATCTATGTGATGAAAGAATAGCTCTGTGTTATCAGGAACTCCTAAGCCTATGCCATCTGGGATTAGGATCTTGACTCCTCTTGGTACGTCATATAGCTTCATTTCTTCTCCTTCATTGGGCTGTCGCATACGTCGCAGAAGTCGCAGCGTTTTCGCCAGAACCAAACAGGCACCATCAAGCACCCATGACAGGGAACCCTAAGCAATCTGTTTACCTGTCTGGATATCCAGTAGAACAATGGATTGTTGAACCAGTTCATATTAGTTCTCCTTTGGTTTGTATTGGAGGCATGCTGATTGCGCTGCCATTCTTATGACGTTGGTAGCTAACGCCCTGTCCTTGGGTGGTGCTTCTTTGATAACTTCTTCTCCCAAGTGGTAGTGATACCCAAGACATAGGTAGTAGTCGTGCCACTTAGGATCTTTGAGATCTGATGCTTTGGTTGTCTGATGGAAGAAGAACAGTGTGAATATGAATATAGAAATTAACCAATATATGATGTATCTCATCACAAACTCCTATTAAATTTCGCACGGAGCGATCGCACGATTGGGGGATAGACCAGCGAACATGCGGGAAAAGCGGGAGTCCGGAGAACCCCCGAACCCACCGCTTACAGTAATTTATATGCTGCCCAGCATCCAAGACCGATAAAGATGATAGGCAAGACAAACCCTAGTATCTGGAAGAAACTCATCATGCCCTCCTTGGAACGTGCTCTCCTTGCGGAGTGTAGGTGAAGTCAAGACCAGCCTCCCAGAGTTTCCGGTAGGTGTTCCATTTGATCGGCTGGAATCTGAAGTACTGCGCACGTTGGCAGTATCGGTAGTAAGCCAGAGCCATCTCACTCATGATCTTTCAGCTCCTTGCAATGACGTTTGAATTCAGCGAACTCCTCGGCTTCGGCAAAGACTTCCATGAGTAGGACACCGAGCATAATGCCAAGGAACAGAATGCCAACTGATAGGAAGCCTGCGAAGATCCAGACCAAGCCAGCGATGCACATAACTAATCCCATAGCAACGTAATTGATATGATTAAACATGGTAAGTCTCCATAAGTCAAGGGTTAATCGCGGGAAGCACCTGCTAGAGGCACCTCCCGTCGATACAGAGAGAGAGTATTAAGAGTTAGTAGACTTGGCACAGAACATCTGACGTAGGATGATCTCTGCTTCGATTACCAGTTCATCCTTAGAATCACAACGTCCCAGCTTATCCAAGGCTGACAGAACCTTACGAGTCATCTCCATCTCTGAAGAAGTCATACGAGCCAATACCCGACCACCAATGTTCTTCAATTCCTCCTTATCACGCTTGGATGCAGGAGAAGTACGAATTGCCCAGCTAGCCTCCCAAGAAGTCGTAGGAATAGGGCCAGAGTAGATACCACGAGCAGCCATTGCTTCAAGACGCTGCTTCTGTGCAGGGGAAATAGGACGAACTGCGTTGGTGTTTGTAGTCATGATGTACTCCTAAGTTAAAGTAGAAAGAAAGAAAAGAAGAAAAGGCGAAGCCCCTCTTCGTAAGAAGAGAGGGGCAGAGCCGTACCCCAAAGAAAGACAAGGGTTGAGGGGGAGTCAGTTCCAAAAAAGTCTTATGAAACTACGGCGGAATACGCACGCGACCCTAATTGTTGCAGAAACAGAAACAATATTCCCTTGATTGTCGCTGGAAAGCCTAAGAATAGACAGGCAAAACCATATAAGGTGCCTATTACTGGTGAGAGAGACTGTTCTCCTACATGTATAGACCCCTACCGGCACGGGACTAACCATCACAGACCGGGGGGTGGTATGGAACCAGCAGTACCGTCTTACACACACGAGGGTTAAAATGAAGTGTCAGAAACAAACTATATCTAGGGGACGGCATGAATGGAGATTCTTAGTGAGGGTGAACGCTGGATCAGGTTGAATCAGGACGACTACAGGATCAGGAGGCTGCATGCCTTGTTGCCTATAGTGGAGAACTGGGTTGGATTGCAAGACCCGCGGGTTCGGGGTAGTCACTACTGGGGAGTATGTCGGGATGCGCCCGGCGAGAACGTGGTGGTGAACCTGTCGTATGAGGGAGGAAAGCAGGGCGGGTATGAAGGTGAGGATCTGTTAGTAAATTATTATGATGTGATGAGGGCTTTCCCTGAGTTGAAGGAGTTGTTCAGGGAGTTGGAGTTGCAGCCCTACCTTGGCAGGAACAGTATTGGGAATTGGGGGATACACCGGCATTGCTACAACCCGGTATCCCGGTGGAACCTAGTCTTGCTTGGGGAGGGGAATGATGGCGGTGAGGGAATTTTTTTTAGGAACCACCCGGAGTACCCGGAAGACCCGGACTACGACTATGTCGTGGACTACTTGGAGGAGGGGTGCTCGGTCGAGGAGATTGAGAGATGCGCCTTGGCGGAGAGACAAGCCTACTCCATAGACACTTGGACTTGGCACTCTCACCAGAGTCCTCATGAGAAAGCGGTAGCTTGGTTGATGCACTTCAAGTATGCAGACAGGAAGGAAAGCATCAAGGATGTGTTGAGGCACCTAGAGACTTGGGGACTGAGGCGGATACAGTGGAGGCTATCAAAGCAACACAAGTACCGGCACGGGACACATGAAGTTTAACAAAGGGGTGTCAAATCAAACAACATATGTTATTATTCTGCAAAATCAAATTCGTGTGCATATATAGTGGCAGGGTAGCGCAGAGGTAGAGCACTGGACTCATAATCCAGAGGTCGTAGGTTCGAATCCTACCCCTGCAACCAATGCCAGAGTTAAGCTGAGGCAACGTAGACATAACGGACATCCAGCCTATCGAAGAAGCGCAACGGGATGTCGAGGTCGGGATTATCGGGAAGAGACATCGAGGCTCCATGATCCGATAATAAACCTTGGGAACCCGTGCGGCTAGGATCGCGAGCTTAGTGCCTTCAGCCCCTTCATGCCCCCTGCTCCACCTACCTTGAGATTGGTGTGACCGGGGGGCTTTTCTTTCTACTACCGATTGGTGTTTAACGGCAGCATAGCGGTCTCCAAAACCGAAGGTTGGGGTTCAAATCCCTGATTGGTAGCCATTGCAAGGTAGCTCAGTTGGCAGAGCGCCTCCCTGTTAAGGAGGTGTGCGTAGGTTCGAAGCCTGCCCTTGCAGCCATTTTCAATGCGGGTCAACTAGCGCAAGGGGCGCGCAACAGCCTTCCAAGCTGACGACCGCGGAGTTCGACTCTCCTGATCCGCTCCAATTATTATTTTTATGATCACGATCCGTGAACTTCAGAACTTCCTGAACAGCTTCGAAGCCCTGCGCGGGATCGAGGTGACGCATGAGAACGATATCAAGAAGGCAATAGCTCCCCACGTTGTCATCCTGACAGGGATGGTCAACATACAGGGCACCCCTCATTTGTGTGAGGCTGAGCTGAACCTGATGGAGTTCCACACGCGGGAGGACTTGATCCTCTTGGGCGGCACCATCCTCAAGGCTTTTGAAAAAGCTGGGGTTCAAAAACTATAGGACAACCAATGGCAGCACGAATCAAGAAAATCCGGCATGACGAGAATACTCGACTGAAGATCCAAGCGGCTCAGTTGATCAATCGTCTGACTGCACACGCCCAAGGCGAGGTGGAGCTGACGAGCACTCAAGTCCGTTCGATCGAGATCCTGCTGAAGAAGATCCTCCCCGACCTGTCCGACATCAAGATGGATGTCAATGCGGCACCCGTCACCTTCAACTTGAACATGACACAGCCGGAGGCCGACGATGGGGAACAAGCCTGATTGGGTAGGCAAGAGCTATAAGAAGGGAGAGATCCTGAAGATGGCTGATGGCGGAGACGTTCAAGAGGCAGGAGAAGTAAACCTGAACCCGTATGGATTCCGCCACGCAGAACGGGTGAGTGACCCGATAGAAGTCAAGGGCAAAGGATACTTCGGTGTCATGCCTTCCAGCGAAGGAATCTCAACCGAGATCTCTGCTGACAACGGCGAGTTCAGCTACCCGATGATGGTGCCGGGCATGTCCGAAGCAGAGCTTAACATTTTACTAAAAGGCGGGAAGCCGACCGATGCTATGTACGACAAAGCGGAAGCTCATGCCCGTAAGCGTATAGCAGAAGGTAAGTCCCCGTTTGCCGGCAAGACCGAACTAAGGATGCCGCCACCTAAGGATTAACTCCGTGTCTGAAATCGTAAACTATCGTCCACCGGGAAAGAATGCAGCAAAGTTCCACGCCGCCGATCATTTCGTACGCGGCCTTATGGGGCCAGTTGGCTCAGGCAAGTCCTCAAGTTGCTGCGTTGAAATCGTATCTCGCGCTCTGCGACAGCGTCCGGGCCGCGATGGGATTCGCCGTTCTCGATGGCTTATTATTCGTAACACATATCCTGAACTCAAGTCCACGACCATCAAGACATGGGAGACTTGGTTCCCAGCCGACATAGCCCCGATCAAGTGGGACACGCCCATCACCTCGACGATGAAGATCGCTGACATTGGTGATGGCACCGGCATGGAACTCGAAGTCATGTTTATGGCTTTGGACAAACCTACTGAGACCGGCAAGCTTCGCTCCTTGGAGTTGACAGGCGGCTGGATCAATGAGGCTTCAGAAGTACCGAAGGAAATCTTCGACATGCTCACGCAGCGTGTTGGACGTTACCCCTCCAAGTTGCACGGTGGGCCTAGCTGGTGCGGGATCATCCTTGACACCAACCCACCGGACGACGATCACTGGTATTACAAAGTTGCCGAAGAGGAAAGACCCGAGGCATGGGCGTTCTTCAGGCAACCCGGCGCATTGCTGCTGGTAGATGGCGAGTATGTCCCGAACCCGGAAGCCGAGAACATCCGGAACATCCCGAACGGTTACGACTACTACACCCAGCAGCTTGCAAGCAAACCCTCGGATTGGATCAACGTATTCATCCTCGGGAACTATGGCAGCACGATGGATGGCAAGCCTGTGTACCCAGAGTACAACGACAAGATCCACTGTCTGCCGCACAACATAGAAGCATCCAGCGGACTTCCGATCATTCTTGGTTGGGACTTTGGTTTGACCCCTGCATGCGTAATCATGCAAGTGTCTGGGGCTGGCAGGTTGACGATCCTAGATGAACTCGTTTCCGAGGACATGGGTATCCGTCAGTTTGCCAACGACATCGTGAAACCTTTCCTGAGTAACAACTATGGGCACTACCAAATCGTATCTGCCGGCGATCCTGCTGGGAACATTCGCGCTCAGACTGACGAACGAACCTGCCTCCAAGAGTTGCTTGAAGCTGGAATATACACGGAACCTGCACCAACTAACGACTTTATACCGCGCAGAGAGGCGGTGGCTTTTTTCATGACCAAGATGAGCGATGGCAAACCAGCCTTCGCAATTAACCCGCGCTGCACAAATCTGCGCAAGGGTTTCCTCGGTCGCTACAAATACGAACGACTGAAGACCTCCGGGCTAGCACGATACAAAGACCGACCGCTGAAGGACGGGTACTCACACATCCAAGATGCTTTGCAGTATGGATGCTTGAAGATCCGTAGTGGTGTGGCACCAGCTAGAGCGAGGGCAGTTCAGAAAGTTTCCTCTAGGGGATGGACATAAATGGGATACGCAATCAACAGGCCAGACATCGAAGTTCGCGTTGAGGGTCAGGACGACCTTCAGGAAAACGCGCGTTTCGAATCCAACCTGTCATCCTACGTTCGCAAGTGCTGGGACGAGGCAAAGACAGCTAAGGCTGTGGTGGTAGAGCGCCTGTTGAAATGTGAGCGTCAGCGTCGGGGTGAGTATGACCCTGATCGCATGATGGAGATTCAGCGAGTCGGCGGTTCAGATATCTTTATGATGCTGACCGATGTCAAGTGCCGAGCCGCGGAGTCTTGGATCGCTGACGTTATGTTGAACCAGCAGGATCGTGTGTTCGACCTGAAGGTTTCCAACAGCCCAATGATGCCACCTGAGATGCGGCAAGCAATTGTCGATCTGGTTCGCACCGAGGCTGAGCAGTTCATCGCTGAAGGTGGTGAGCTTCACCCAGAGACTTTCCGTGCTCGCATGGAGGAAGTCCACGATGCAATCACCACCCGCCTGAAGACTGAGGCAGAAGACGCTGCTCGTCGGATGGGCGACAAGATCGAAGACCAGTTGGATCAAGGGCACTTTGGCAAAGAGCTGAAGAACTTCATCACTGACTTCACGACGTTCCCGACCGCTATCATGAAGGGCCCGAACATCAAGAAGCGCAAGTCGATGGCGTGGGGCCCGGACTTTGCTCCGATCGTCATGGAATCATTCAAGGAAGAGTTCGAGCGCGTGTCGCCTTACGATATCTTTCCTGCTCCTGCATCGACGGGTGTGAATGACCAATACCTGATTCACCGTCACCGCCTGAACCTGAATAGCCTACAAGCTATGCGCGGCACCCCCGGGGTGAACAACGACGAGCTTGAGACGGTTATCAATAAGTACGGCATGAGTGGATACCGCACTTGGATTCAAGGCGACAACGAAGAGCGTGTGCTGGCTGGTAAGCCGTTCCGCTATCCGTTGCTGTCTGGCGAGATCGAGACCATTGAGTTCTGGGGCTCGGTCACTGGACAGTACTTGATCGAGTGGGGCATGACTGATATTGACCCCGAGCAGATCTATGAGATCAATGCTTGGTGGACTGACGGAAACCTGTGGAAGGTGGTGCTGAACCCTGATCCACTAGGTGAGCGTCCTTACAACATAGCATCTTGGGAAGAGGTGCCGCACTCCTTCTGGGGCGTGGCTCTGCCTGAGATCATGCGTGACAACC